GTGAACAATGTGGTAGCAGTAGCACCAGCACTGAGAGTTGCTTGTGTGCCAGTCTCTCTTACGAAACTGCCCATTTGAATTTGAGCAGCACTGTCAATGCCAATGCTGGCAGGCACAGTTTGTGTGGCACCATTAAAGATTTTAATTCTAGGATAGGTACCACTGAAGGCTGTGGCACGTTGGAACATGTCGCCAACACTGATGTTGTTGATGGCATCAATAGTAATCACTGCCGATGCTGGCAGTGCTGTACCATTGAAGTGGTTGCCCACATCATAGAATATATTGTAACCTGAGGCATTCAAACTCACACCATTGATCAAAATGCCTTCTTCGTAGATGTTGTCAAAAACATTGCCAATGAATTTTACACCAGTGGGACCGCCATTGCTGGGAGTGGCACCACCTAGTATAGCCCCTTGGTACAATGTGTCAAATTGGCCATTGCTGACCACACATCCTTGTATTTGTTGTTCAGTATTCGTGCCGTAAGTAAATCCCGAAAATTTACAGTTATCAAAATTTACTTGTTTGCATGGCAAACTCACAGTGCTGGCCCAGTCAACTGCACGAGTATCATCCACGGATGTGGTCAAATCAGCAGTGGTCAATGGACCAGTGAAATCCATGCTGCTGAAAGAACACTGTTGTGCATTTTCAATCAATAGACCATTGTTCATTTGATTTGTCACAATGGCCATGCTAGATACTTCAATGTTTGTTGGCGGAGTGGCACCGTTGGTAGCAATGTTTACACCTGTTTGTTGCAAACTGTCAGCGGTTTGTACCACGTAACTGGGCAATGATTCAGCAGCCCAGTACAACGCATTTGAAATCACAATGCCTGTGGCAGGCACAGGGGCAATGCTTCTATAGTATGTGCTGTTGGGAACATAGTATACCAATGTACTTTCAGCATACGCTGTATTGGCTGCCCAGTTTTGCACCAAGAAGTTGATGACACTGCTGTTGGCACCTTCGCCGTAGAGTTTGGCATAAGGAGGGATTTTTATTGTGTTTGTGACTATGTAGTTGCCAGCAGGGAAAAACAGACTGCGTCGAATAGCTGTGTTGTTTTGCACACAGAACAATTGGAATAATGCACGATTGATAGCCGCTGTGTCATCAGTCACTCCGTCGCCCACTGCACCAAAGTCTGTGATCACTGCATAACTGTCCAGTCGACTTTGTATGCTTTGTGAAATTGGACTACTGGGTGTGGCACCTGTTTGTGCAGTGTATCCAGCAGCTTCGCCTTTGAAAGTGTACTGTCCAGCAAAACTTAAGATATCTGAGAATTCAGTTAAGATCTCTGTGTTGCCAACTACAGGGGCACCTTCTTCTAGGGCACCATTGCCAATGAACAGCCTACGATCGTCAACTGCCCAGCCTAGTTCAGCACCTGCCAGGGGTTGAGGTAAATCTTCTTGCAGACCTTTGCGGGCGGTAATTCTTGATATTTGTACGATTGCCACAGTGTGATTCCTTCGGGTATCACATATTTAGCAAGTAATACTGTTCAACCTTTTTCCACCACAGGTCACGATATTTTTCAAATTCCTGCCCCTCCAGCACAAATTCCTGATATTCTGGCTGGGTGATCATGTTCATTTGTTCATCCAGCTGGGGTTTGACACACATCAAAACTACGCCTTTTTTGATTCGTGTTCCATGCAGTTCATTGTGTGCTTCAGCATAGGCACACAACTGCACAAAATAATCATCAATCCATTCGCGTTTTTTGGGCTTGTTGGTTTGCTTGTAATCTAATATGGCTTCTTCATTTAAATGTATGCCTGCACCATCAGTTGTTCCTGCGTACACTTTGGGAAAATACAGCGGAACCTCAATGCCCCAAAATTCACTCACATTCTTCAAACCGTATTCCACAACCTTGTGTGCCATAGCATGACTGGCCCATGAGAACGGATTCGTACCACGATCTTTGATCACGCCTTCTTTGACATATTGTTCAAGATAGGTATGCATACGGGTGCCACGGTTGGCTGCTTCTGTGGTAATGGCCTGTGCCGCTTCTGTACCCACTCTGGCTCGCCAGTTCTGCAAAGCCCGTTTGCTTTCCTCACTTTTGGTTTTGTCAAGTATGGTTGTGACACTGGGTAACTTGTTTCCGTCAGGTGTGGCATAGTAGCGTTTGCCTTCAATTGTGACACGTGGTACTGGTTGGTAATCAAATCTGGGATTTAACAAATTAAACTCTAAAACTTTCTCCGCAACCGCAGCGGTCACGTTCATTGGGATTGGTAAATTCAAAGCCTTCATTGAGGCCTTGGCGTACATAGTCTACTTGTGTGCCACGCAGGTATACATCATGTTTTTTGTCAACTAACACACAGAAATCATTTTGAGCATAATTTATGTTGCCAGCGTCAGGTTCGTATTCTTTAACATATTCTAACACATAAGCAAGCCCTGAGCAACCGGTAGTTTTAACCCCCAGACGTATGCCAGCATAGCCCTTGGTTTGAACCAATTTTTGGATTTTGTTTCGTGCTTGATCAGTTATGGTTATCATAATAGTATTTACTAGTCAATCTCGTTGCATAGCTCGTTGGCAATTTGTTTGAAGTCGCTTTTTACAGTCAATTGAAAAAGTTTTTTTGATACGTCTCTAGGCAATACCTTTAACACCTGTAAAATAAAACGGTCATCAACTGTTAACGACCCACCAAATGACATAGGCTCACAAGATTTTAGTATAGGGTTTCCTAAAAAATCCTGAGTAAAATAAAATTTTTGTTCGTTGATCCAGTTGGTATAGAGGTTGTTGCATAGTATACTGTATCCGCTGCTGTTTAACAAATTATCAATAATTGGTTCAATGTCTATGTGCATTCCAGTGTGTCGTATCGTAATAAATTTTATCACACTTAGAGCATTATAGAACCCAGACAACACTGTCATTTTTGCCAAATCTTGCTGATCAAACGAAATACATTTTTTGGGAATTTCGCTTACATAAAAATCAAAATTTGGATTAATCCTTGTGGATTTTACGTATTCAAATTGAAATTTGCGTTGATACTCAGGATCATACACCGCAGGACTGGCTGGCAATGGTTCATTTAAAAATACAATGGGTAGTATATTTTTTTGAGTTATTTGTCGCAGAGTTTCCCGCCAGGTCAACGGCGTTTGTCCAGGTAATCCATAAATTAATTGTGCTTTCACAATCAACTGCGGATGTCGTGTGGTCAGTTCATCTGCCATGGCTGCATGAGTTTCCCAGCCCACATCGGGCCGATCAATGTTTTTCAATATTTCCTCATTGGTGTCTTGTATAGAAAAGTTCAGCGTCTTTTGCACTAGACCACTTTCGGCCATGATGTTGAAAATTTTCAAGTTGACGTCTTTGCGTAGTTTGCTGTAGTTGCCACTGATTTTAAATCCAGCATTGTGTTGCAGATTTTTTTGTGCAAAGTATTCAATCATGTCAACATCTTCGTCATACTGTCCAACATTGGCATCTGACAGATAAATTTGTCTGATTCCCAGTTCATAAAATAGATCAATTTCTTCCCGGTAGGTATTCTTGCGTCGAGATATCTTGTTTCCTAATCCGCTGTTCCAATCACAAAATGTACAAGAATACGGACATCCCCTGGTCAATGTGTATGGCAAATACAGTGTTCCGTTACGGTCTAAAATTGTGCGGGTCATCTCAGCAAACAATTCTCGATTGTGTGTAAAAGGACTGGTACTGATCATTTTTACAAATTTATAATCTGCTACAATAGGCAAATCAGTATGGTGATTTACCCAGCCACAGTTGGATGTGTTGAATGCAATCAGTGGAGTTTCAGTAACTAGACTTTTAATAATGTCTGCAAATGCCTGTTCTCCTGCACCGTACACTGCATAGTCAATGTAAGGGTGCTTGATAAAAAAGTCAGGGTCAAGATTGACATTGATGCTGGGACCACCTGCAATGACTTTGACATGGGCAGGCAACTGTGATCTAATTTGAACCAGTTGATTTATCAAGTATTCGTGATTCCAGATATAATGACTGGTGCAAAGAACGTTTGGTTGATATTGATCAATGTATATCAACAATTCATCATTGGTCATTGTTTGTTGAACAGGCACTAGCCATTCTAGTTGCTTGGCAATTTCTGGATATGTTATATCAACATAGGTTTTTAGATGCAACACAGCCGGATATAACCAAGACTTTGTTCCACCAGCGTGATACAGCAATATTTTTAACTTTTTATTATTTACAGATATCATAGTGGTATTCATCAAGCCAATTCAGCATATAGTTTCATAACGTAATGAAATAAGATTTTTTCTCTGGCCAAATGAGATAACTGTTCTTTTTGATCATCTGGTAACAAGTTTTGAACTTGCAAAAGAAATTTCTCGTGGTTAATCAACTCTACACCATGGTACCCAACTTCACAAGAATAATTTGCAACATTTCCTGAAAAATCTTGAGTGAGATAAAAAATTTGTTCGTTGGACCAATTTTTATAAAGATTGTCACATAAAATACGATATCCTTCGCTGAGCAACAAATTATCAATTATAAATTCAGTGTCTATTCGCGATCCAACATGTTGTATCATGGTTAAATTTATTAGACTAATTGCCTCGCATATCCCTGATAATATAAACATTTCTACTAGATCATGTTGGCTAAATGAAACACACTTTTTAGGAATTATACCTACATAATAATTTTGTTGAAAATCTTTACGTACAGCCTTGTCGTATTCAAATTCCCATTTCTTTTGGTATTCTGGATCATACATGGCAGGACTGGCTGGCAATGGTTCATTTACAAACCAAATTGGTAACATATTTTTTGCAAGAATTTGTTGCATGGTCTGTCGCCACGATTCAACTGTTTGTCCAGGCAATCCACAAATCAACTGAGTTTTGACAATCAAGTGAGGATATTTCCCTCGCAATTCGTCAGCCATGGCTACATGTGTCTCCCACCCCACATCCGGACGATCAATGTTTTTTAATACTTGTTCATTGATGTCCTGTATGGAGAAGTTCAAAGTCTTTTGCACAAGACCACTTTCGGCCATAATGCTAAACATTTTCAAATTGTTTTTTTTGTTTAACTTGCTATAATTTCCTGATATACGAAAACCTGCATTTTCTTGCAGATTTTTTTGAGCAAAGTATTCGACCATGTCAACATCTTCATCATATTGTCCAACATTGGCGTCAGACAAATAAATGTTTTTAACTCCTAATTTGTGGAACAAATCAATTTCTTGTTGATAGGTGTTTTTGCGCCGAGACACTTTGTTTCCAAGTCCGCTGTTCCAATCACAGAATGTACATGCATACGGGCAACCTCTTGTGAGAGTGTACGGGACCCACTCAGCTACGTTAGTCACATTTTTTTTCTTGGCATTTGCAACCATACGCCCAAATAGTTCTGCATTGTGTACAAAAGGACTGGTCTCTAACATCTTTACAAACTTGTAATTGGCCACATTTGTTTTTCCAGTTTGATTGTTTTTCCAGGCACAGTTGGATGTGTTGAATGCAATCATGGGCGTTTCTAATACCAAATGACTGACAATGTCTGCAAATGCCTGTTCGCCTGCACCGTACACTGCATAGTCAATGTAGGGGTGTTGATCAAAAAAATATTTGTTGTTGTTGACATCAATGCTGGGACCACCTGCAATTACTGCTTGAATATGCAGTTTAGGCTTGATACGAGCTAACTGATTGATTAAAAAATCATGGTTCCAAAGATAATGACTGGTGCATAAAATATCAACATTGTTTTGTTTAATATGTTGTAGTAACTCATCGTCAGTCATTGCATCTTGTATAGGCAACAACCATTCTAATTTTTCTGCTAGTTCTGGATACAGCGTATCAATATATGTTTTAAACACCAAAACATTAACTTTGATCCAACCTTGCATTCCAGTTTGATAAAATAATATCCTAGTTTTTTTTTGTGAAAAAAAACTGCTTGGGCTACGCGACATGTTGTGTTAATGTTTTTTCTTGTAATCTTCTACAGCAGCCTTTATAGCATCTTCAGCAAGAATAGAACAATGAATCTTGACTGGTGGCAATGCGAGTTCTTGAGCAATCTCTGAATTTTTAAGAGCTGCGGCCTCGTCAAGCGTTCGTCCTTTAACCCACTCGGTAACAAGAGAGGATGAGGCAATCGCACTTCCGCATCCGTACGTTTTGAATCTGGCATCTGTTATAATTCCGTTTTCAACTTTGATTTGCAGTTTCATCACATCACCGCAAGCAGGTGCACCTACCATGCCTGTACCAACAGTGTCGTCAATTTCAAACTTGCCCACATTGCGTGGATTTTCATAATGATCAATTACTTTTTCTGAATAAGCCATGTGATATTCCTTCGCTGATTATAGCGTATTTACTGATAAATGTCAACCGGAATGGGTTACTTGTTCATTCCGCGTTGCATGGCGGATTTGGCCGAGGCGGCCACAATGTCTTGTGCTTTGTTTACGGGCATTTTGGGTGCTACGTCGGGAGCCGCACCTTTGTATTTGATCACTCGGGGATTGTTAGGATCCATGGGTTCTAGCACACTGTCCAAGGGAGGCTGACTCACAATGCTCACAATGTTTTTTTCACTAACAGGAAAACCTAAACTGCGAGCGGCTGATATAAATGCATCTGTGCTGATTTGTTTTTGTGCATTTTCATCGTCAGCACGACCTGAAAGAAAATCCACTAGACCTTGCAGTTTGGCTGGATCTAGTGGTTTGCTGTTTTCGACTTCGTCGATTCTCATTATCTACGTGCTCGGCCCAATGCTGCTTTGGGTGCTGGTGCACCAGTTTCAAGGTCAGCACCTATATCGGCTCCAACATCAGCACCTATATCAGCACCTATATCAGCACCTATATCGGCACCCATTTCGGCACCAGGTACTGGTGGAGGTGTCGCACCTGGCATACCGCTGGCGGCCATGCTGGTGTCTAGTGCGGCAGGTTGTCCTGTGACCACACCCAATGCTGTCTCCAGTTGTTGCTTGGCACCTTGTAAGTTTTGCACAAGTCCTTGCAATGCACCAGTGACGTCAGTGTTGAACTGTGTGGCTTGTTCCATGCCAATTTGATTGCGAATTGAATCAACTAATGCAGGCAATTCTTTGAATTGCATTTCAGTGGTGTCTTCCAACATGCTTTGCATTTTGTCAACCATGTCTTGTGCAGCCAACACAACTTGTGCTTGTTGAACTTCTGATTCTTTCAAGAACTGGTATGCTCTACGCAGACGACTTTCGGCAGCCATCATTGCCTGACCAGCCACCATTTTTTGTTCGTCTGGAGTGAGAGTTTGTCCTGCTGCGCTTTTCTTCAATGCCTGAGCCATTTTAGGATCTTTGATATCCACAGTGTTCTGACTGCCCGATGGTGGAGGTGTAGTAGCAGTACTAGTGCTGGGATTAGTGCTGGATGAAGTAGGCGGAATTGGAACTTGTTCTTCTCGGATACGACTTGTCAATGCTTGTTCCATCATCACCAGTTTTAAGTACGCAGGGTTGCGTTCACTGGTATGACGGCTGGGGCTACGCTGATGTTCAGCAATGACTCCACGCACACGTTTCAGCATGGCCTGTGCTTCACGCACTGTGAGACGGTTCACAGGCATCTTGGTACCGAAGTAACTTTCAAATACTTTGGCTACTTGGCGGCTCTTTTTTGGTGTGGCCAGTTCGGTTAATTTCATTTGGCAAATCCTCTTAGTTGTAGATATTT